ATTCATGCAGTTGTCTACTAATCATAGACGTGAGGTTATTGAAGACCTGTTGGACATTAATATCTTCAGTAAGATGAAAGGTATCTTGAAGGAACGTGTATCAGATACTAGAGGTAAAAGTAAAGATGCTAAAGCTGAGTTGGATGTTCTTAAAGGCAAGATTCAATATTTAACCAGTCACATAACAGATATGACAGCAATTAATCAGTCTCAACTTGATGATCATGATACAGCAGATGCTGCTATTCAATCAGACATAGACAAGTTGACTGAAGAAGGTATTGCATTATCCAAAGAAGCTTCTACGTGGCCCACCGTATCTAAACAACAAATGCAAGTGTTAACTAACATCAGTAAAGAGTTTATGTCACAGGCCGGCGAGATTAAAAAGTCTATATCCAACTTAACAGAAGAACACTTGTTTTATATGAACAATGATGAGTGTCCTACATGCAATCAGTCTATATCTCAATTTGTGAAGGATGAGCGTGTAAGATCTATTAAGGCCTCTGCTAAAATATTGCTTAAGGACAAAGAAACCATTGATCAAGACGATCAGCATAATTCTGATGCTATAATGGAACTTCAGGTAGAGCTAGATAGGTTAGCAGCAGCTCAGCGTAAGGCATCTAGTATTCAGTCAAGTATAGAAATGCTGCGGGGAACAAAGAAGGCTGATGTTAAGTTGGTGGATTTAACTGATAAAGAATCTGAATTGAGTCTGTTTCAAATTCAAGCAGATGAATATAGAGACGACTTGGACGAGTTAAATGAGAAATCTATGTATAATGATATAGCTCAAGAATTGTTGAAGGACTCAGGCATTCGAACTAAGGTTATTAGAGAGTATCTGCCTGCAATGAATATTCTAATCAATCAGTATTTGCAAACACTAGACTTCTTTGTATCATTTAATCTGGATGAGAGCTTCACTGAAACTATTAAGAGTCGTCATAGGGATTCATTTGTATATGCTAACTTCTCAGAAGGCGAGAAGATGCGTATAGATTTATCACTGTTGTTTGCGTGGCGTAAGATCGCACAAATGAAGAACTCTACCAATACTAATCTGTTGATACTAGATGAAACATTCGACTCATCGTTGGATGATGATGGTGTTGATAATCTAATGAAGATTCTGTATTCTATGGGGGATGATACCAACACATTCATTATATCGCATAAGCCTGACATACTAGAGTCCAAGTTAGATGCTAAACTTACATTCAGCAAGCCTAACAACTTCTCTCAGTTGTTATGAATAAGTTAATGGAAATCATAGGTGCTGTATCGGGTATTGCTGGAGCTTTACTGATAGCATCTAATACGATATACACTAAATGGGGTTTCATTATGTTTATGATATCTGGTGTAGCATTAGGCATCATGGGATATAGACAGAAGATGTATCACTTTGTTACTATGCAAATGATATTCCAAGTGATCAATATTATTGGCGTCATCAACTATTTTTAAAGAGCTTACTATTTAGATGTAAATAAAGTAAATTAACTGTTGACCTTTTGATTAAAATAGTGGATAATGTAATTATAACAATCAGAAAAGGAGTACGTTATGAATTTACAAAGTCAAGATCATTTAGCAAAGTTGCTGGCAAAGGAGAACCTTACGGTTCAACACGGCAACTTTCAGACAGCATCATTCAACGTAGTTGATAGAGTCCTTAGTCTTCCATTGTGGGCAGACAAAGGCAAAGCTGTTCACGACTTATTAGTTGGCCATGAAGTTGGACATGCACTATATACACCAGCTGATGGCTGGCACGATTCAGATAAGACTATCCCTGGTGTTCCACGCTCAATGATCAACATCATTGAAGACATTCGCATCGAAAAACTAATTCAAAGAACTTACCCTGGTATCGTTAAATCATTTAAGAGTGGTTATAAGACACTATTTGATGATGATCTATTTGGTACTGTAGGAAAGGACCTTACTAAGTATGGTTTTATGGATAAACTAAACATCCAATCTAAAGGCCGAGGTTATGCTGAAGTATCATTTGATGCTACTGAACAACTGTTTGTAGATTTAGCAATGGCTGTTGAAACTTGGGATGATGTATTAAACGCTTGTAAAGAGATTAATACTTACTTAGCAAACAAAGAAGATTATGAAGAAGAAGAAGAAGGAGAAGAAGGAGAAGAAAATGATGACACAGAAACAAATGACACAACTGGTGATCAATCGGATGAAACAGGATCGCCAATGGAATCAGGTGATGATATCTGCGAAGAGACTGAAGGAACATCAGGTGATACTCCAATCGATGAAAGTGAGTCGCTAACAGATCAAGCTCAACGAAGCAATTCATCAGACTTATTAGAAAAGGATGAAGAAGGTAAGCAACCAGCATTCTGTAACGGTTTGAAGGATGCTGATATTAACAAGTTAGTAATCGATTATAAACAGCTGTCAGCTGCCCGTAAGGAACGTAATATTAACACTAAGGTATATGAGTCGGAGTATATTAACACCAAATATAACGAATTCATGAACGATTCAAAAAAGATTGTGATGGCTATGGCTCGTGAGTTCGAGCGTAAGAAAGCTGCTTTCGAATACAGTCGTTCACAAACAGCTAAGAAGGGTTCGTTAGACGTCAATAAGCTTCACCAGTACCAGTACTCTGAAGACATCTTCAAGACTGTTACTAAATTGGCCCAAGCCAAGAATCATGGTATTGTAATGGCAGTTGATTGGTCAGGTTCAATGACTAGAATCATAGTTGACGTTGTTAAGCAAACAATTATACTAGCTCAGTTTTGCAAGAGGGTTAATATTCCATTCGAAATTTATACATTCACTTCAGGATCAAATAATACATTAAGTGGAGATTTTAAAACAGCTGGATCTATGTTAGGAGCTGATCGTGTAAAGTTGGTTGAGATAACTAACAACATGTTATCTAAGAGCGAATATAATACTAGTATTAAACACTTCTTTACTGCTGCTGTTTTATCTGGAGATTCAAATGCGTGGTATGAGTCGGGTGTTAATTACAACGATTTATGTTCATACGAGAGAATGGGTTCAACTCCTCTAATCGAAACCACTATGTTACTGACAACCATTGTTAAGAAGTTTCAAGCGAGATATGCTATTCAAAACACCAACATTATTGTATTGACTGATGGTGATGCTAATTACATTGACGTTAAGAGAGTTTATGGCGATAATTACAGCGATATAACCTCGTCAAAAGTTGTTATGGACTTCCATGGTAAGGCTGTGATGGGTTCTAGCACTGATGAGCTATACACAAACTGTGTTAAGGAGATGAAGAGACAAACTGGAGCAACAGTAATGTGTTTGTTCTTAGCTGAAAGTAAGTATGATTTCAAAGAGGGGTATTACAAAATTCGTAAATCTGGTGAAGGTAGTTACGCTGCTAGCAACCTCAAATATAGAGAGTTCAACAGCGAAGGTATTATCAGTGCTAAAAATGCGTGTGGATATGATACGTGGTCGGTAGTAAAAGTTGGTCAACGAAGTGATGATGAGTTTGAAATTAAAGATAACAAAAACGGTAATGATATCGCCATTAAGGATATTAAGAAGCAGTTTAGAAGCTTTAGTAAGAGTAAGAAACACACTAAGAAATTGGTGTCAACAATAACAGATACGTTAGCAGCGTAAGGAGTAATATGTTAAATGAGTACCCTGATGCAGATAAGCATCAATTTATAAGTTTTGTTAAATCAGGATTTAGATTCCTAGGATATGCGGTATTGCCGTTTTCACTTGTGTGGGCAGCTAGTTTGCTCATCGCAGCAGAGGTGTTAGGAGTGGTAGAAGAGTTAGTGTGATATGATAGACCTGGGTAGTCTTTAAAGTACCCACATTATTTAGATGGGAATTAACTGAAAATAATTGTTGACCTTTCCATCGTTTTAGAGTATAATGTAATTATAACAATCAGAAAAGGAGTAAGACATTATGAATCAAGTGATCAAGAAGTTAGCAGAAATGGATAACAAAGTAAATTTTACAGTAAAAGATGTTGTGGGTGTTGCAGTTGAACTTGGAGTTAGTAAGCACACAGCTGCTGCTCATGTTAGGAGATTTCCTAAAGTTTCACGTGGAGTGTATAACTTAGAAGCAGCACTAGTTCCATTCAGATCAGCTAAATCAACAGTACAAAACATTGGAGTGTCATCTGTATCTAATGATGAAGTTTACGTTCCAAAGATTGATGATACATTTGTTGCTTGGGGAAACTCAACTGACATATCAAAAATTATTAAGTCGGGAGAATTCTACCCAACGTTCGTGACAGGTTTATCAGGTAATGGTAAGACATTCATGATTGAACAAGCCTGTGCTAAAGCTGGTCGTGAGTATGTAAGAGTTCAAATCTCACCTGAAACAGATGAGGATGACTTGATTGGTGGCTTTAGACTATTGAATGGTGAAACAGTGTTCCAAAAAGGTCCTGTGATTAAAGCTATGGAGGCTGGTGCTATATTATTGATCGACGAAATCGATCGTGGAACTAATAAGATTATGGCTCTTCAAGGAGTTTTAGAGGGTAAGCCAATTCTTATTAAGAAGACTGGTGAAGTTGTTAAACCTGCTAAAGGGTTTAATGCGATTGCTACAGCCAATACTAAAGGTAAAGGTTCTGATGATGGTCGCTTTACTGCTGCTACAATTTTAGATGAGGCATTCTTAGAACGCTTTACAATTACAATTGAACAGAAGTACCCAACACCTAAGACAGAGAAGAAAATTCTTATGAATCACATGGAGAAGTTTAACTCGGTTGATGATGAATTTGCTGATTTATTAATTGGTTGGGCCGATACCATTCGTAAGACTTATGAGGATGAAGGCATTGATGAGGTAATCTCAACAAGACGTTTGTGCCACATTGTTCAAACGTTTGGCATCTTTGGTAAGAGAGATAAGGCTGTTCAACTGTGTATCAATCGTTTCGATGATGACACCAGAGATGCTTTCTTAGATCTTTACACAAAAGTTGATGCTACAGTGAAGAGTGTTGGAGAATATCCAAATGATACTGGTACTACAGATTATGGTTATTAAGCTGTTGACTTTATCATCGAAATAGTGTATAATATAGTGTATTGAAAAGGAGAAATATATCATGGTTTTAAGTAACGAAACAATTGAAGTTCTAAAGAACTTTGCTACAATTAACGCTAACATAGCTTGTACTACCGATAAGGTGTTAAAGACCGTTGGGGTGTCTAAAAACATCATGGCCAAGTCGCCAATCTTAGAGGAGTTTCCCTATGACTTTGGAATCTACGATCTCCCTGAGTTCTTATCAGCAGTAGGAATGTTTGAAGATCCTGAGTTGGCTTTTGATGAAAATAAGAAGTTTGTGGCTATCAGTAATGGCACATCTAGTATCAAATACTTCTTCTCAGAGATTGGCAATTTAGTAGTTGCTAAGAATGAACCTAAGATGCCTGATTCTGCTGTTAAGTTTAACATTACACATGAACAGCTTATGACCATTCGCAAAGCATCTTCAGCATTGAATGTGCCTAGCATGGTTGTAACTCCAAATGGATCATCTGAGGTTGATCTTACTGTGACTGATACTAGTAATAATACCTCAAACGAATTTAAGCTATCCGTTAGGTCTAACGGTAGTATTGAATCTGAATTTAGTTTTGTGTTTAACATTAACAATTTTAAATTTAGTAATAGTGATGCATACGCTTTTGATGTTTCATCAAAGTCAATTGCATCCGTAACAGCTGGTGATACATTGTATTGGTTAGCATTAGATAATAAGTAGGAGAAAACAAAATGAGTGAAGAAAATCAAGTAGAAGAGTCAAATACAGAAGCAGATGTGGCTGGTATTGGATTATCTGATATTGCGGCATGTGTCCAGATCATTGATATTGTGACTAAACGAGGTGCTTTTGAAGGTGCTGAATTAGCCGATGTTGGTACTGTACGTAATCGTTTAACAGCATTCCTTGATGCTAATAAGCCAAAAGAAGAACCTAAAGAAGAAGAAGAAGAAGATTAAGTAGTAAATCGCGGGTATCGTATATCGGTAATACAATGGGTTTCCAACCCATGAAGGTCAGTTCGATTCTGACTATCCGCTCCGGGCCTATAGCATAACTGGTTAATGCTTCCGACTCATAATCGGCAGAGTCTTGGTTCAATTCCAAGTAGGCCCACCAAATTATATAATGGAGATACAAATGGTATTAACAGAACAAGATAAGAAAGACATTTTAACAGTAATTAAAGATTGCTCGGACTCCCTCACTAGAATGGAGGGAGAGCGTGAATTCATTAAAGAAGCTATTATGGGTCTTAATGAGAAGCACGGCATTGATAAGAAGTATTTACGTAAAGTTGTCAACATTTACTATAAGCAAAACCTTGCTGAAGTAACAGCTGTTAATAACGATGTAGAAGACTTATACGAATCTATTACAGGATCGTAACCTGTTGACTTATACACGGTAATAGTGTATAATAAAGAATACAAGGCCAAGGTGTAAACCTCCTGCCTCTGAGCACTTTGAGAGTAGTGTGTATGAAACTCTCACCTAATTATATCATGGAGAAGTAAATGAAAAGAGAAGAGTTCTTGTGGGTTGAAAAATATAGACCAACTACTATTGACGAATGTATCTTACCTAAACCACTGAAGGATACGTTTAAACAGATAGTAGAAACTGGTGAATTGCCTAACATGATGTTTACAGGTACTGCGGGAGTAGGTAAGACTACTGTTGCTCGTGCTTTATGTAAAGAGCTCAATCTCGATTATATCATAGTCAATGGTTCGGAAGATGGTAACATTGATACTCTTCGTGGTAAAATCAAACAGTTCGCTTCAACTGTTTCATTACAGGGAGGATATAAAGTAGTCATTTTAGATGAGGCTGATTACTTAAACCCCCAATCTACTCAACCTGCATT